TACCAGCCGTAGAGAGGCACTCCACCCGTCCACATGGCCAGGTAGCTGCGCAAGAGGCAGGCTTTCAGAGCGGTCGTGTCCGTGCCTTGGCAAGCACCCTCGGTGTTCCAGACGGGCAGAGTGTCCATGCCGTGGTTGCTCAGGACATTGCGGACTCCGGCCAGAGGCCCGATGCCAAGCTCTGGTGAAGCGGGTAGGTAATGATGGTAGGAAGCTACATCGATCCATGCACCGCCGCCAAGTCGCAAGAAGTCGTCAAGTAGGGATAAGCCGTATTGGGTGATGTTGGGAGACAGGAGCAGGGCATCGGGGTCGATTGCCCGCAGCGAATCGTGGGCGATGCGCGCCATGGCAACCAGAGTCGCCGCTGGGATCGTGCAGAACCTTTCCTGGTCCGTCTCGTTCCACAGCTCGTAGCCCTTGATCATGCCCTTGTAGCGGTGCGCCACGGTCGCAACGTAGACGCCCCAGTCGGCCAGAGATCTCGGTTCAGCAGACGACCCTGCTCGATAAATCCCGGATTCGTTCGGGCGTGCCGAGGCCCATCGGGGAGTCTGGCCCATCGCATAAATGACCTGTTGGCCGTGCACGTGCGCCTGATAGACCAGCGTGTCCATCAGAGTCCAGTTCCATCTTCCTCTGGCGGTCTCAAGCTCCGCCCATTGCGTTCCGCAGTCCCAGAGGCGCAGTGTCCCGAAACCCGGGCTGGGCCAGTTGTCGCCGCGATAGCGACCGTAGCGATTGAAGTGCATCCCAAAGAGCGTGGCGGGGATTGGCTTGCCGAGGTTGCGTAAGGCCGGAGCGGGAAGCTCGACCACGCTGGCCGAATCGATGTCCACGGTCCCGTCGCTGCGCATGGAAATCCCGAAGAATCCGGACACGTCGGCCGAATCGGGGAATCCACCCTCGACGGCGATCCGGTTCCACCCGGGACCAGCCTTGACGCTGCGGGTCGCCGCCGGTTCGTAGGGAGCCTCGCTGCGGCGGAACATGACTTGGATCAACGCAGAGTCAGCAGAACGTAGATGCAGGACACCCTTGTACAGAGTTCCCTTTCGGAACACGAGGTCCTGTATGACGGCGCGCGCCAGGTGAGACAATTTGGGCGGTCAAATGAGACAAAAAGGCCTCACCGCACGCCTGCGCAAGCGGCCTACGTACAGATCACTGGGGAACCTTTGTGGCAAGCAGATGGCAAGCCGTGACAATGCCGCCAGCAGAATCGCCGCTCATGCTTACTGTGATAGATAGCGGCTTATCATCAGCGTAAGATTGAAGAATATAATGGCGAGGGAATGTGATATGAGCAACCCCGCTAGAAGGAATAGCAGGAATAGGCAAATGATCTACGATAAGACTTCCATCCAAAGTTAAGCCAGCAGACACTGTTGCAAGCAGCCCAGAATTAGGAACATAAAATCGAATACTACCATCAATCACCCAGGCACCATAGGGAATATTAATAGAAAATACTGGAACATTATTCGCAGGAAGGGATTGAACCACCGCGCCAGGGCCTGTCGACTGGGCATGAGATCGAAGAAAATTATACGCTGCTGATGCGACAACTGAAACGCCATCTAATTCAGTTCTGATTGCAGAGGCTAGCCCATCAGAATACGCTTTTCCAGATAAGGCGATAGCATCAGAATACGCTTTGCTAGACGAGGAGATGGCATCAGAATACGCTTTGCCAGATGCTGCAACAGTATCAAGTGCATCATTAACCCCCAATCCTTCGAGGTCAGGATAAGGGATTTCTCCATCATTATCAGGGATCTTCTTGTATACTGGATTATTGATCGCAGTCCAGAACTGCGGAGTAGTAATCAACCCATCGCGGAATTGTGTCTTCGGCATCGCAACGCTCCATGCAATAAATGTGAGAAACGAATGCAACAGATGGGGCGCATCAGCACCACAACTGTTGCATAGTCACGATCGTGCAGAAATAGCCCGCTAGTCCGCCGCCACAGGCTCCGCGCACAGCTTTTCGGCCATCGACTCCAGACGATCTCCCAGGCCAAGCCAACGTGCCGTCTTGAGCACCTCGTGAGCCGATTCCGTCGTAAGACTCGGGTCCATCAGGCGGTCTCCCAGAACTGCCACAACAGCCGCCTGCTCGCGCTCGGTGACCGCAAAGGGCGGGAACTTCACGGACAGACCTTCTTCGGTGTGCGACCAACGCTTGACCGGCTCGTCCTTGTCGTCCAGGACAACCTGTCCAGCCTTCGGGTGCTTCTCCCAGCTGCCTCCGGGCAGCTCCTGCCAATCGGGGTACTTGACCTGGATGGCTTCGCTCTGGGCGTCCTGGAACGTGAAGACCGCCTTCTTTTCGTCGTGGCGGCCAACATCGCGAATGCGCTCCAGCAGCGAGACAACGGCCAACTTTTGATTGATGTTGCGCTTGGCCAGAGAAGCCTTTGAAAGGGTATTGAAAATCACCAGAACGCAGCGGGTTGTGATCTGGATTTTTCCGTCCTTATTGGGGGTCATGCTGCACCGCCAACGTGTTTGGCATCGAGCATTGCAGTGGCGCGACGCTCCAGGCCTTCCACGACAGATTCCGGCATGCGACCTGCCTGGCGTTCCCGCTGCACCCCCTGCCACAACGAATTCCAGTCGACGAGGGACGTCACATCATCTCCGACCGTACCCGCCGTGACATCGGCCTGAACCTGTTCCTGGGTCGCCTGGGTGATGATCTGCTCGACGCCAAGATCAGCCACAAGCTTCTCCTGGGGGATCCCGCGCAGGATGGCCTGCGCCTCGACGATTCGGGATTCCGTGTTGCTCAAACTGATGGTCAACTGCCTCATGCTATCTCCTTGGTTTTTTGGGGATGTCAGTACCATTTTGCCGCCATAGCTTTCCACATGAGGATGCGCGTTGCGCCAGCAGGGATGACGACTGAATTTTGGTTTGTGCCGGACATGGTATGGCTCACCGAAGTTGAATTGGTAATGACCTTCCACTGCCCGTCATACGCGCCATTCGCGATGGTGCCACCGCTGGAGATTGCAGTCAGCACAGAAACTTTTGCCAACGCAAAAACTGGTGGATTGCTTGTAAGCAGTTCATTGTCGGTTACAATATTCGCGATCAACTGGGTATAATTTTGAGTCACCCGAAATCTCGCCACGCCTCCAACAGACAGTTCGACCTGCGTTGCGTCTGCTAAAACAGCAGTGGTGCCGTTGACGGCCAGGTAGCTCTGGGTCGTCCCGTTGATCCCGGTGTTGGTTCCGTCGTTTGCAATCGAGATCGAGTAGTTCTGATTGCTCGGAGTCACCGTAGATCCGTAGGCTCCCGCATACGACGTTGACACTGTGTGTTTCTTCCAAGTGAGATTTGGCACAGAGAGGCTGAGCGAGCAGGTCGCATTTGGCGTATTGATGTCGCCCGCAGCACTGATCAATCCACTGAAGAGAGCCGTTGTGCCAGACAGAGATCCAGAAAGGGAGCCACCAGTCAGGGGCAGGTAATTCCCAAGGCTTGCCACTGTCGCTGCTCCGATGGCTGCTGGTGTCAGATTTCCCGAGTGCCACAGCGTTCGCCATGCCCCCCACGCGGCTCCTGCATTCGCCCGAACTGCGTAATTCTCAGTGTTGCCAGCGATGAACGCGGCAGCGATGTCGAAACTCCAGTGGGCCTGCACATTCGTCGGGTCGGTATGCGTCGATCGGATTAGGTGTGTCCAGGTCGCTCCAAACGGGCCTGTGGTTGCCGAATTCGAGTCGTAGAATCCGGATTTGAAAAGCACATCGAATGCCGACACATTTGTCGTGCGGTGGCCATACAATCCCTGCCCAGAGCCCTGCACGAAGTTGTCCGCCACGACTCCACCTAGCTTCTGTGAATCCTTCGCCAAGTCGCAGTAGTCGACCATCGTCGCATAAATTCCAGCTTGAGAATCACCCTCATCATTCGCCGCACGAATGCGCCAGGCGCTACCCAGCGGGCTCGTCGTTTCAAATGTGTGGTACACGTAGTATTTGCTTGAGTTCTCGTTCCTATAGAGGCGGGATACGCCGTTCGAATTCGCAGACGTGTACACCGATCCATCGCCACGGAGGTACTGGTACGCAGTGCCCCCGGAACGTACGAACGATCCCGCAGTGGCGGTGCCGACGGACAGGTTGACGAAATCCCCATTGATACCGTACACGTTCGCCCACCGCAGCGAGGTGCTGCCGAGTTCGTAGGAGTTCGACGCGTTCGGACGCAAATTTCCAGCGAGGTTACCGCCAGACAGAGGCAGATATCCAGCAAGGCTTGCTACCGGTGCTGCACCGATCGCTGCTGGCGTCAGATTTCCGTCATGCCACAGTTTGCGCCATCCTGTGGACGCACTTGCCGCGATGCATCGGACGTAGTAGTTCTCTGGAGATCCTGGGGTTGCAGCGGAGCCAAAGTTCGCAGCGATATCAAACGACCAGGCATTCGATGATCCGCCATCACTGGCATACTGAGACCTAATGAGGTGGGTGTGCGTATTCGGCACGGGAGCATCCGACCAACTCAGGCCGCAATAGAAGCCGCTCTTGGTAAGCGCCGCAATCGTGCCGGATACAAGCCGCGTGCCTGATCCGTTGTCTCCGAAGATATAGCGAGCATCAGTAGATGCGACGGCACCAATCGCTGCTGGCGTGCAGGCAGCACGAGCGCGGGCGTCGGTGTAGTAGAGATTCACACCTTCGGCCACGTCGGTCGTGCTGCCGTTGGTGTAGGTCTTCGTGGCCCAGCCGGTCAGGCCCGAGACGTGCGCCGTGGTCAGCTGCGTCCAGGCTGCCGATCCCGCCGTGGATCCAGCCACCAAGGCGCGCCCGCTGTTGGTCGTGCTGGTCGCCGGAACGTGCATGTAGCCGTCCGTGCCCAGGTGCGTGATCACACCCGCCGAGACGGAGATCGGAGCCGTACCCGAGATCGCGGCGCGGGCGCGGGTGTCGGTGTAGTACAGGTTCGCACCCTCGGCCACGTCGGTCGTGCTGCCGTTGGTGTAGGCCTTCGTGGCCCAGCCGGTCAGCCCCAGAGTCGTGCGCTGCGCAGGGGCATCCGTTGCCGTGAGCAACGCCCGGCCTGCCACCGTGGCATCAACGATCTGGCTGGCCGTGTGCGTATGCTGCAGCGCTGCGTAGGTGCTGTCGTGGTTGTGGTCGGAGTGGGCAATAGTGGACGCCACACCGGTGCCGCCAAACACGATGGCGGCCGCGATCGCAACGGCTACTCCTGCCGGAGTCGCGTAGATGCCATCAGCCGTGGTGCGATCTAGGAAGGCCTTGTCCTGCATGGTCCAGACGGTGCCGACGCGATGCGGGTATCCGTCGCCCTCGGGGAGATCCAGGCCACCGCCGCCACCCTGCCAGTGGACATTGATCTCATCGACCGTCGCGGTTGCGATGGCATCGATGATGATTTCAGCGCCCGTCTTGTTGGCAGGCTTGATGAGCATTGCCGGATTGTCCAGCTTCATGCCGTCAGCCTTGAGTTTGGCCAAGGCGGCAGCAACGACACGAGCGTGATCGAGGCCGCTCATTGCGAGGCCCTAACGGTCTGCGACGTGACTGGGTGCATCAATCCAGTCACGGAGCAAATGCACATCCCTGTTACAACACCGTTTGATGGCCCCAATGGCCCCTCTCCAAGTTCTACTTCCAGCGCCTTGCCCACGATCTTCCGCCCCTCCAGCTCGATCGTTCCGTCAGGGAACATCGTGACCTTTGTGGTCAGGCCGCTTTGCATCAGCACCGATCCGTCCGGGGAGAGTTTGACGAACACGTCCTTGGTGGCGTAGAGGACCGTCTCTCCAGTTTCTAGGACTGGTCGATCAGTGGATTCGGAGGTCGTAGCCACGACCAGGTCATCGACCTGCATGAGCCCGAGGGAATCACCCGACTTGGGCAATGACGCAAGGCCCCGCTGTTGCATGATGGGCACATCTTCAATGGCGCGCACGCCCCGCGCCAACACCTGCCCGACACGAGGTCCTTTGGTGCTGGACTCGGTCGCATCGGCACTGAGTACGCCCCGGAAGAAACGAGCTTCGCGCATCAGGCACCTTCCCACTTGATGGAGGAGTAATACGGCTTCAAGGCTTCGAAAACAGACTGCAGAGCCAAAACGGAAGCGTTTGCTCCAAGGCTTGTGATCGTGACGGTCCAGACGAATAGCCTAGGGCAATACGGGCCTTTGACCAGGGGGTCCCAGCCGGGAGGATCCGGAAGGCCGTCAGGATTCACGTCGATGAGGGGCGAGCCAATCCTGCTCAAACCGACCCGGAAGGGGTGAGGGCTCTGCGTGATCACGACACCGTATCCCATCTCGCTGGCAAGCCCCAAGAAAAACACCTTCGAGATACCGCCAGATGCACGGAAGAAGGCGAGGATCCGCGCTCGACGCTCAGCATCGCTCCCTGTGGACGGGAGATCAAGCACCCGCTCCCATCCCTCAATCTCGGAGGTCGTGTCGGGGAAAATGTCAGTTTCGATACTGCGGATGGCGTCCTGGATTGAGTCGAGAAACTGCGCATCCACAGCCATGATCGCTTCGTCTTGCTCCCCCAAAGCAATCCACTTGAGGAGGCGTAACGGGGATAGATGGCGCGCGGTCATGCCGTCACCGAGATGGATGATGCGACAACCTTCCCGAATTTGCTGGGGGCAGTCATCTCGGTTGGAGAAAGCAGCGTGACATTCGTTGCTCCTGCCTGCCAGCAGAAGGCCTTGAAAACCTCAGGGTATACCACTTGCCCTGTGGAGAGTGCAGCCATGAAGGCCTGGATCAGGCTCGCAGCCAGAGCGGTATCACCTCCGGACATTTTCAAGGAAACGGCTACGCTCGTCTTCGTTGGGGCAACCACGTACAGTTCAGCCGGCTCGACAGGGCCCTTCTGCAGCACGTAGGACTTGATGGCATCGAGCAAAGCCGATGACGGATCGGTGCCATCGCTTTTGGTGATCACCAGGACACCTGTACCAGGGCCGTACGCATCCACGCCGCCGTAGCATTTCGCCGAGGAGGCACTCTCGGATCCGTAGGAGACTTCCATGGCCCAGTTTTCGCAATCCGTCTTGTTGCCGCCGCCTTCCTTGTTGCGCCAACGCTTGAGCACGCGATCCAGGAAGGCGGCGAAGCTTTCGCCCGCATTCTTGGACAGCCCGTAGACTCCCCCCCAATGGATCAGGTTGTCTTCGCTGGCCGAGTCGGGCCAGATCTGGTTCTTTGTCCATTCGCTTTCGCGGTACAGCCCCCACGCGACAGATGCGAGCCCGGCCGCGCGCACGTAGAGTTCATCTCCCACCGTGATGCAAGCAGCCAGACCTGCGTTCTGGTAGGCTGTCAGGACAGCAGCAAAGACGGCGTCAAAGCTTTTGTAGGAATCGCTCACTGGTTACCTCGGGTCCGCAGGGATAGGGATCCAATACGTGATCTTGATCGATTGGCTGGATGATACGGCCCGCACCTCCAGGCGCAGCTTGCCGCTGCCCTCCTTCGTCGCCTGGAAAAAGAAGGAGTCGACCATTCCCTCTTCCAGCATCCAACGCGTCGCGCTGCGGGCATAGCCTTCAGCCGTTTTGGGGAGATCGGGAGTAAGCTTGGCGCGGCGTAGTTTGTGCAGGTCTGAGCCAAAGTCAGGACGCTGCCAACTGGATCCACGCCGAGTAAAAAGGGACAGCAAGATGCGATCCTGTATAGGTGTAGAAGATGAGCTCAGGACCAGAGCAAGCGATCCATCCGAAGCCATGGTGATCATCGCAGCCCACCACCGTGGCGAAGTCGGCGACCGTGCTTCTGGAAGGCCTGGAACGGGTCTTCCAGGCGTGGCCCCAGAGTAAGGGTTGTCGTCGATCCATCCGTACGATTCCAACGCTTGACGGTACGCACGACCACGTAGGTACCCTTGAGGCCAATCACAGCATCATCGACGCTGCACAGGGTATTGACTGCCCACGGCTTTCCGGACTGGGAGAAACCTGTCACCACATACTCCAGCGAAAAAGCGCGCATCTTCTCCTGCCTGATGTACTCCTTCGCCTGCTTTTGAAGATCGCTGGAATGGCCATTGAAGGCCGCAACAAGGGGCCTTTCAATTGGAGCCAGGTCATTGGTTGCCGTGACCTTCTTGTGGCCCTCCTCGCCATCGGATACCAGCGTGACACTGCTGTGCAGTTGATCCCAGTCCTGGGTCCTCTGTCCATGCATAATGTTCCGGCCATCCAGCCGGAAAGATGGCTCTCCATCCGTCACCACCTTGCCGTAGACGCGGGTGCCGTCGGGCTTGATCCAGAAAACCAGTCCACGATTGCGGGCATATTCGGAGAGCAGAGCAAACGACGTGTCGCCGACGTCCGAGGCATGGGCGTGCGTGTTGGCAACCTTGGCCTCGTCATGGAACACAGCCTCGAAGCGGTTCAGGTATGGGATGCTCTTGGTATAGATCTCATCGGCCAACACCAACGTCTTCGGGGGAGCCTTGAACGAGGTGATGTAGCTGGTCTTCAGAAGGCCCGCCAGCGTGGATCCAGTGAGCCGGACTGAATGCGACTTGGCGTCGTAGCTCTCCGTCTGCTTGCCCACCGTTCCCACCAGTTCAACGCGATCAGCGATGCGTACCCGCACCAATTCGCCGCCCTTGACAGGGACAGTTCCTGGGGCCACGGGAACGGACCAGGAGCCTTCCGGGCTGTAGAGATCGGAGACGATTTCCACTCCCTCGGATGCCAGCACCTGCAGGCCATTGATCTCGATGGAGACAGCTTCAGCGGACATAGATGCGAATCGTCCCTTCCGTGAAACTGGGGCTGCGGATGTTGTTGAGTCGCACCAGGCGTTCTGCGGCGTTGTACGGAAGGCCATGCAACAGGCACAGCACATGCAAGGGCGTGGGCTGGGCCACAGTGATCTCGCGCAAGGTCTCGTACCGGACTAGGCGGTCACGGTACTGCTGCTGCAACGCCAGAGCCATGTCCTCCAACGGCTGCGGGGCGCTGGTGTAGGGTCTCGCAGCATTCAGCAAGCCTCGCATGGCCACCACCATGCGCCCAACCTGGTCAGCCGTGGCAGGCATGGGAGGTGGCGAAAATGACTTGCCCACATAGTTGCTGTAGACGTCGAAGGTCACGGACTGCTCCAGCGCGACCTGGGCGTTGAGATTGTCCTCATCGGTCGCCATCACCGCAGCAGCGATGCGAGCTCCAGTCAAGGAGGCCATCACACGCATGGCGCCATCCACAGGAGTCCCCTTGAAGTTGCCCACCAACGAATCCAGGTCGGTTGACAAGCGCTGGACTGCCAAGACCGGATCCGGAGCATTGATGGCGCTGCCCGACATCACATCGCACAAGGCGGTGATCTTGCGGGCCACCTGGCCCGGCAAGGTCGACGCGAAGTTCAGGGCATTGAAGGCCGCCGTCAACGGGGACGAGATGGCAAGCTGCAGCGCGTCGATCTTGTTCAACTGCGCAGAGATTGCGCTCACGTAGCTGTTGATCTTGTTGCCAAGGTTCAAGGCGTAGACCTTGTCCAACCACGATGGATCACTCAGATCCACCGGTCCGATGTCGCGGCACACGCCGCCCGGATCCAAGTCGGGGCACACGCCACCATCCAGCGCGGCTTGCGTTGCCGTCAGTGCCAGGTCGGAAGCATTGGGGCGATAGACCACACCCCAGTCCATGCCGTCTTCGATGATGGTGAAGTCCACCTCGGCAGTGTCGATGCGCTGGTCGTACTTGGCGGCCACAGCACCGACCATTGCCTGGAAGGTCCCATAGATGGGATGGCTGGCAGTGACGGATGCGCCCTGGCGCAGGACAGTCAGGAGGTCGACGTAGTCCGCAACTGCCTCCTTGCCGATGAATACGGTGCGCAGGCGAAATTCCATCTCATCGGCACCCAGGTTTTCGAGGATGGCGCCATTGCGTCCCGGCACGCGATGACGCACGATCGCGAACTTCATGTCGTCCGAAAGATCGGCGCAGGGAAGCACCAGATCACCAAGGGTCACAGTGAAGTCGGACATCAGTGCCCCAATGCCCACGGAGCGGTGAGGGAGCCAAGAGAATCGGATGCGGTCTTGAAGAATCCTGTCGGCTTATCTTGGGATACCTTGGTATTCGTGGAGCCATCCTTGGCGACATGCGTTTCCACGTTCAGGACGATGTTGAGTTTCTCCAAATCCTTGGCAGTTATGCCTGCCTGCTTAATATCGGTCGCGCTTGCGGATTGATACCCCATGCCGACACCAGTCTTCATCGCAGATTCGGCAACACGCTGCATATTCGATCCATTTGATGTCACATCGGATGCGTGCAGGAATCGTTGATTGACTGCGCGCATTTTCTTGTCGCCTAGATCCGCATCTTCTTCATACTTCTTCTGGCGTCTATTCGATTCAGCATCTTTGAGGCTCTGTCCAATAGCATTCCCAACGAACAAGCCAACAGTGTCGCCAATCTGCTGACCTATCAGCATGCCAATCGGACCACCAAAAGCACCTAAAGCAACACCCGCTGCGCCACCCAACGCACGCCCCCATCCTTCGGGGGTGTTTCCGTTTTCCGCAAAGGCCATGGCCGCGCCAACGCCTGTTATGCCGCCACCAATAGCTGCGCTGCGCCCCCACCGATTCCAGGAACTCATTGGGCGAGCGGGGCCGTACATCTCGGGGACAGAGCCAGCGCCCGACAACCCCTGAGCCCCATTCCCACTCAATCCAACGGAACCCATATTTACCACATAGACACGCTGCACTTCCATGCCAGCAACCTGCCCAAGCATGCTCGACGAACGCCCAGCATTTTTAGCTCCGCCGAAAAGTCCGCGGAACTCCTGGAACATCCGGTACATCTTCACGGAGCCCGCAACCGCCGCCATCGCAAGGAGCCCCTTGGTGATATTGTGGATCAGAGTATCTGTAAGAACTGCATTTCCGTTGAAGAACGACAACGCCCTGGTGAGTGCAGCAAGCGGTGCAGACAAACTCTTGTCCGCAAACTCACGAAGCGCTCCCATTAGCCTGTTGATTTGGAACTTTGAGTCATTCACTCGTGCCGCAAAATCGTCATCCAGCATTTTGTTATTGCGCAGGTCACCACCGGCGTTCTTGAACGAATCAAAGGCTGTGAAGCCTTTCCCCTCGGCATACTGATTGGCCATCTTTTGAATCAGGCGTTGGGCCGGTTCATCAAAAACATTCGCCTTGATCAGGCCATCCATGTCTCCCTTAGTTCGCTTGATGATTTCCTTAACAATTTCCTCTGTAGAACGCTTAGATCCATCCTTGTTCGTGAGCTTCAGGTTGCGAATTCCAGCCTTGGCTAGCTTCTTGTCATCCAGTTTGGCGATAGCTGTTCCCAGGCTCACGATCGATTCGGCAGCCGTCTCTGCATTTCCATTTGCAGTCCTTGACATTTGCACGAAGGCGCCAAACGACTTAAGACCATCCAAGCCTTGCACTCGAAAGTTCGGCATGGCCGTGAACATGCGTTCGCCTTGAGAAAGCATATCCTTGATCTCAAAAGCTCCGGTCTTGCCTTGGGCAACCAGCAGAGTCAAGGCTTGCTTCATTTGTTCTGGGCCTTTGATCCCGACGTTCTGCCCCAAGTTGGCGATCAGTCCTCCCATTTCTTCGACCGAGGATCCGGAGGCAGTAGCGGCAACGCCCATCAATTCCAATTGCTCGGTAGCAAGCTTCATGTCGCCGGTACGCTGAATTACGGCCCGCATCCCTCCCGCCAATTCTTCCGCGCCTTGCCCCGTGGATCTGGACACTTCCATGATCTTTGCTTTGGATTCAGTGAACCAACTGGCGAAGTTTTGCCCGTTGATCATTCCTTGGGCATCCCGTGCCGCAATGCCCATCTGGGTCATTTCATCATTAAGATCCATCTGCTTTTTGAGGGCCAGGCCAATACCTGCGCCACCAGCCAATGCGGTGTATTGGTTCACGAACTTCTCGCTCCCCCACGACAAGACCTTGCCGCCAGTGCGCAAGGACTGAGAGGCGCGGCCCAGATGGCTTGCTGCCTTGGATGCCTGTTCGGCCTTGCGGGCGAACCCATCGACATCTTCACCGGCAGTGCGTGCACCTCGACTCATCCCATCCAGATCGCGCGCAGCCTCTTGAGTCTCCTTCCCCAGGACCTTAGTCTTCTTGCCAGCATTGGCAACTTCGTCGCCCATGCCTTCCAAGGCCTTGTCGCCTGCCTTGGCGGCGGCGACAAGGGCGCTTGAATTGGCTTTGAAGCCTACTTCGACGACGCTATCGCTCACCGGGGGAAGTCACTTTCTGCCATTGCCCTGGCTGGTCGGGAGGTTCATTCTCAAGGCGCTCCAGCTGGATCGCCAGGAGCCATTGAGCATTTGTCAGCTCTGAAGTTGGGCGACCAAAGAACGCAGCAACCTTCTCGCCGTGGCGATACTGGAAACGCATCCAATGGTCGCTTCGGCATTTTTTCGCAAGCCCTCCATGAAGACGACAAAGTCCTCGTCGCTCATCGCCTCCAGATTGGGCGACACTTCGAGTTCATGGGCGCGATAGTCCTCTGCGAGCTTGTTTTGTACGTCAGTCGTCACAAGCACCTTGAAGGAACTCAAGGTCGCCGTGATGGGCTTTCCAGATTCATCGGACAACGCACGGTAGAGAATCCGTATCGTTTCCTCGTCCTTGTAAGCTTCGATGGTATGGGCTTCTACCGGCACGCCCTCTGCGCGGAAATGCTTGTCGGCCGCGAACGTCGCTTCCTGAATTTCCGGCTTGGACAGCACGCGAATCCAGACCGGCACATCGGTACCCGGCCAACGGATCTCGGCGCGAGCATTCGTACCGGCCTGGATGCGTTCGGCGATGGAGCTCATTCGGTCACCTTTTCGGCAGTGAAGCTGTACGTGTAGGACAGTTCGGTCTTGCCGTCGCCGCCGCCGCTCTCGCCCTTCTTGAGCAGGTGCACCTCGTGCCAGGTCTTGCTGGTGCCTCCGTCGTAGTAGACCGTGAAGGTCACGCCCGACCCGTAGATGGCGGTGTTGAAGTTGAACTTCCCGCTCTGGGGCGGAGCGTACTTGATCGAGAACCCATGCTTGGTCGAGATGGGAGCGTAACCGGTCTTGCCGATGAACTCGACTTCCTTGCCAAACTCCTCTTCGTTCTCCTTGAACTCCTGGATGTCATCGATGACGGATCCATTGAAGTCGAAGGACATCTTGATGATGTTCATTGTCGTCTCCCTGCCTTACTGGATGAGGTCGATGGTTTCGCAGATCTGCTGCAGTCCCGAGACGATCCCAGCCGGGAACCGCTTGCGGATGCGGCTAGGGAAGTTGGGGTCAGGCTCGACCTGGAACAGGTCCTTGTGCTTCTCCACGTCCTGGAGGATCTCCAGATCCTGCAGCTTGAGCGCCAGGCTGTAGCTGTTCTTGTTGATCGATTCCCGAATGGTGGCGGTATTCTTGGCGCGCGGGAACTTCTTCTTCACCATGGCCATGTCTTCCTGGCGCACGTAGTCCAAGATGGCGATGGACATCGTGTCCAGGAGCACCTGGTCACTCACGCCTGCGGTCGTGGTCCTGGTGGTCACCAAGCGGACGATTTCCACCTGGCCGGTGGAGTTGACTTCCAGGGGCGTGACACCCGCAGACAGCAGAGCCTCCTGTTCGGTACGCCCCAGGCGCTGCGAAAGATCTGGAGCATGCACGCCCGCCAGCACGACACCGTTGTAGGGTCGGGCCGGATCGGTTTCGCTGGCCACCTGGGCCGCCGTGGCGGCCGCGATCTCGCACGGCAGAGTCCAGCTCCCAGGCAGGTAGCTCAAGCTCACGCGTTCGTGATTCGTTCCCGTCGCAAGCGTCACCTGGGCGGCGATGTTTTTGGTCCCGGTCACGCCAGCGTAAGCGCGCCCAGGACGTTCCTCGATCGGAGACGACACCGCCTCCAGATAGGTCTTGATCTTTCCCAGATTCAATGCGCTGGCATCCCAGGCTGCGACCACATGGAACTGCCCAGGGAACACCAGATCCAAGGCCGGCTGAATGTCCGGGTCGGTGGCTCCTCCCGACATGGCGACGATCGCCACCGTGACCCCCACAGCCGATACGGCGTAGTTGACTGCGATGCTGTTGCCGTTGGTGCCCTTGTTCTTGGCCGTCAGGGTGACCACTCCAGCGGCAGCGGAAGCAGTGACCGGCAAGGCGGCGACGGCATTGATGGCTGCAGCCAGGCGTGCAGCCACGACCGTCGGGGTATCACCTTGCAGGATTCCCACTTCGATGCGGGTGTAGGCGACGTAGGTCACCATCGATCCGTTGCCCGTGGCAGTCCCCGTGATGGTGATGGTTCCGGTTGCCGCCGCCGAAGCCGGCGCATCGTCCAGCGCCACGACCCAGGGAGCCAGGTTGGAGTCCTGCGCCATGGCAGAGAGCACCATGCGATGCGCCACCGACCCTGCGCCAAAGAACGATGCGGCATAGGCCTCGCCGAAGACCTGCGTAGCCACCAGCGCAGGCGTCAGGCCCGATGTCAGGCGCTGAGCCACGATCAGGAGTTTTTGCGAGAAGGATCCAAGTCCTGCAGCCCCTGCGGTGTTGTACTTGGCGTAGAAGCCAGGCTTCAGGATGTTCGAAGGGATTCCAGTGATGTCAATGGCCATCGGTTTCCTCGTCGGTCAAAGGGGTTTCCTCCCAAGCGCTGGACTCGGGAGCAGGATCAGACGGAGCGAGTTCCAAAGACTCGCAGGCCAGCATCTGGCGGTAGTAGTAGGAGTCGTTGACCTGGACTGGCTCTTGCCCGATCCAGCCCATCTGGTGTTCCATGGGAACGCGCCCATTGGGGGCAAATACGCGCAAGGATTTCATCAGGTCTCCAGTGTGATTTCTGATTCCAACACAGGACTGCTCGACATCTCACCGGTAGCGGGATCCACCAAGTGGTATCCGACCAGCAGCGATTCCAAGAGCACATCGCTCCCGACATCGGGGGGAGAGGAGGGGAATTCGTAAGCGGTCTTGAAGCGCACTTCAATGACCATTTGCCCCAAGTTGAATTGTTCGATAGTGGTCTTTTCGTTCCACCCGTCGTAGGTGATCGCATCGATACCCAAGTCGTGCGCAGTGCCATCCTCGCCGACAAAGGAGAGCCTGGTTCCAACCAAGAGGCGCACGGCGTAGATGCGCAACGGATGCATCAAGCGTCGGCGCTGCATCTCGGACGCCAGATTCTCGACATGGATCAGGAGGACGATCGAGATCTCCTCCTTGTACTTGGATGTCGTGGCAACCCCTGCCTTGCCCGAGAGAACAGCAACGTTCAGGCCTGGCCGCAGTGATCCTGTGAACCGACCCAAGTCGACCTTGGCAAACTTCCGATCCGGACCGGTGAAGCGCTGATAGATCGCCTGCTCGATGTCGTAGCAATCACCGACTACGAGAGCGCTCATGGATGCCTCCCATCCAGCCATGGCCCACCACCCAAGGAGGCCATCGATCGCATGCTGAACTCGGCGCGTCCCGATGCGATCAGGGTTCGCGAAGTGGGTGGATCGATGGCATCAGCTTCAGTGGCCGGCAATCCCAGAGTCAAGGTCCCCTTGCTGATCTCCTTGAGCAGCGCGATGGCATTGGTGCGCCGCGTGTCCATCTCGCTGCCATCAGGAGCCCTTCCCAGTCGCTCGTACAGCCCATGCAAGGCCAGATCCACCGCGATCTTCTTGATGATCAATGGGGTCATGGGCAGCGGCAGGGTCAGCCGCGACGCCAGGTATCCATCGATCACACCGCACGCCAGGTCGATCATTTCCTGAGCGATTGCGACCTGGAACGATCCCATCTCGTTGGGGTTTTCGTCGTCGGTCGCCTCGATCAGCCGGATCGTAGGCTGCGCCTTGAGGAGGTCGTCGGTAGTGCAGTACATCGATCAGGCCGCGAGTTTGATGACGGCGGAGGGAATGAGGTTGAGAGCCAGCGGGTTGCTCTGAGCCTCCATGTCGTGCCCCTTGTCGAACTTCATGGGCACGGCCTTGGCGTAGAACTCCTGGCCGAGCGTGTTCACGGTCTCGGTGTAGTTCGCCGGAGCCAAGGCCTCGACAAAGATCCCGGTGGCCACCGGGAACAGGTAGGCCTCCCCGTCGGCGATGAAGTCCTGACCCGACACCGTAGCGGCGTACTCGATGAACTCGATGCCAGCATACGTGAACCCGCTTCGCACGTCCCCTGCCAAGCGGCTGGCCGCTCCATCCGCCTGCGAGTTCCAGTTGGCGTAAGCCGCCTTGACGGTGCCGTTCTTGGTGAGCCCGTCCATGAAGCCGGGCGAGCAGTAGCAGCGCCGCGAGTTGATCAGATGTGCCCCGGTCGCCTTGTCCATGATGCGAATCGCTTCCATGAACGTTTCGCGCGGGTCCGTATTGGTGGAAAAGCTCATGGCCTTGGTCGCCTGGGTCACGCCAAAGGCGTCGTAGAGGTCTGCAATGACCGTGCTCCCGTTGGCATCCAGCAGCAGCCCCTTGATGGCTCCCAGGCGCTGGAATTCGCGCGTGACCGCCAGGTTGTTCTTCATGTCTTGGAGGGTCTCGGCGACCTTGGTGGACACGGATGCGAACTGGTCCTCCGAACCGAAGTCGCGAAGCCCCTGAACGTCTTCGGCCAGCACTTGTCCAGTCTGAGGCAGGTGCGTGGTCGTGAATGCGATCGTCTTGCCTCCGCGAGCCGACACCGGAGCGCCCGGAGCGCGACGGGAGGTGTTGGCGACCAGCGAGAGCTTGCCTTGCTGCTCCTCGATCAGCACCTGGGTGGTGCGGATCGGGCGCGGCGTGAAGAGCTTCGAGTCTCCGATCCTGGTGGGCAAGAGCGGCAGCTTCTGGATCGAGGCCGTCAGGGAGGCGAAGGTGAAGAGATCATCGAGGTTCATGAATCGTCCTTAGATGGATGCCCTGGCAACCAGGCCCAGAGCTTTGAGGGTGGCGAGGGCGGAGGTCTTCTGGGCAGCAGTGGCGCCGTCGGGCCAGACCAGGAAGTCGGGATTGAGTACGGCTCCGCGTGCAACGACAGCGATCTTGCGGTCCGTCGCCTGGCTGGCAACCTCGTCCACACTGATGGCCGCAGCGATCTGGCTGCTGTCGTTGGCGGAGAAGTTGATCGGCACATATTTCTCGATGGCCGCTGCCGCGACAGTGATGTCGAATCCATCGCCAGCAACGAAGGCCGTACCGCCTGCAGTGATGGTGAACTTGATGTCGTCCGCAAAGGCGGTGCCGGTGACACCGGAGCCAATCACGTCGCCGCTGGGATCCTCGACCGTGAAGGCCGTAGCCGCAGTGAAGCGCACGGTGTAGACGCCCACCTTGGCACCCGCCAGCACCGGAGTGGTGGCGTCCATTGCGACCGTACCGTTGCCGGTGTTGCCGCCGGTCTTGGCAGCGGCACTAGCTGCCCCGAGCAGGATCACGGCCAGGACCGTACCGATCACGGTGGTATTGCCGGCCTTGAGGGTGACGGCGTCCCGACTCCATTCCGGGCTCACTTCGTACGTGATGACATCGCTCGCGAATCGAGGCCTGTTGTACGTCTTGGTCATGGCTTCTCCTTCTGTGCTGCTGCGGCGCGCCGTTCGCATTCCGCGATGAGGGGATTGGAATTGGAGGCGGACGGGGAACGTCCTTCTCCCAGTTCGCCAAAGGCGACGATCTGGGGCAAGGAATCGATGATCCCTTCCAGGCTTGCCGGAATAGGGTCACCCTCGCCAAAGGACAGTTCGTCTGCCGTGGTGAGTGCGGCATAGAGGCCTTGGAACTTGGTGCGCAAGACCGGCGACAGCCGCCCTGCCGCAACAGCCTTGTCCAAGCGCTCTCCAAAGGCTCGGGAGGCGGCCTCCCCTGCCGTGGATGCAAGCTTTCGGTTCGCTTCATCCAGCTGCGCTTGCAGCTCGATCTCCCTTGCCGTAGGCGCCGCAGGCGATGCGGGAGCAGGGGCGGTAGGAGCGCTTGCTGGCGAAGCAGGCTCTCCAAAGGATTGGCCACTGGCAGTGGCCGGATTCAGGTCGTAGGGGATCTCCAGGTTTTAGAGATTCTCGATCGCGTAGGCAGGCAAGATCTTGTCGGCCGCCTCGATGCCCTTGTCCTCGATGATGGCTTCGCGCTGGCCGCGCAGCAGAGTACCCAATTCCTTCAGCCGCCATGCCAGGCGATTG